CTTGGTCAGTTCGGCAAAGCCGTCAGCAACCTGTTTCTGTGCATCGTTGACGCTGGGGATATTTTCTGCCATTTTGTAAATATCACTCATTTTTCTTTCCTCCTTTTTATTTTATGGTGTTATATCGTCTGTCATCTCAAAGAATTTCACTAATCCACCTGAGATATACTGAGTTCCAAATCTTACCCTCACATACCAACGCCATACCCACTCAGCACCCGAATGCTCGATTTTGATGGTGGCATCGGTTCGATAGCCAAGAAGCAGGAACTTGGTAATCCCGATTATGAAAGTATCATCAGTCATGAAGCGTGGTTTTAGTTCCATTCCTTTGAAAAAGACTTTGTCGTTATTTAAAAGAAATCTGTCACCAACTGCTGTTGGACGTTTGGTTATCTCATCTTGAATATCAAGAAGTGTCTTGGGTGAGCAGTAGATTTTATAACCGTCTATCTCGCTCAGAGCATCGTTGGTAAAGGTTTTGAGACATGAGCTTAAGAATTTGGCATAAGTGAACTTGTCACCTTTGGCTACTTTCTCGTGTTCTGCTTTGCCTTTGATATGTTTGATGACACCGTTAAGTCCTTTCAAACTCGCATCGGTGGAAGTTCTATCGCCTAAGAACAATAGCTTTTTCAATGCTTTTCTTATCTTCTGAGTAAGTTTCTGCTCTACATAAGCTCCGAAAGCGGCATCGCCTTTTTTGTCACGATAGAACTCAACCGTCTCTTGTTTGAGTTTGAGAACTCCTGTGAGTATTTCTGTAGGGCAATCAAGGTCGAACTCGCCAACTTCCTTGTCATCAGCACTGCCGTCTTTGGTATTTTTGAGAACAATATCCTCGATAAAACCTTTGTCTATCTGCTCGTCTTTGCCAAGCTCTACGACCGTAATGTCTGTGAAAATATCGTCAGGACTGAAGTCCACAACTGTATCAACAAACTGGGGTCCGAGATTGTCAGACAGGACGTTCATTCGTGTCCCGCTATCAACGTTTGCGATTGCCTTGTAGAGTTCGAGTTTATCGCTCTTGATGAGGACTTTTAAATCACCTACGGTGACTTCAGTATCTTGGTCTATTTGCGAGATTTCACCTTTGATGGTGGTATTAATTGCTTTATTGATAGAGTCCAGAAGTCTATCAAAGCCTTTTTCAATATCCTTGTATTTCTGGTCTGTGTTATCTGATTTGGCTTTTTCTTCGAGAGTTTTCATTTGAGTTTCAAGCTCAGTGATAGCAGGGTTCATGGTATTGTCATTTTTAGCTTTGAGTAGTTCGATTGCCTTTAATATTTCGTTCTTTGCATTCTCGAATGTGGATGTTGTTTCTTCGGCTCTACCGTAGAGACTTACACCATTAAAAGAACCACTTTTGACTTTCTTCCAGAGTTCTGATGAAGTATTGTTGAATTTAATTACCTGCACCCAAGAACCAATGCTTGTGTCAGGAAAATGCTCTTTGTCTTCTGACTTTAAGATATAATTTTCAGAGATAAAACAATCGTCAATCACCTGCATATTATGGTTGATGTCGTTCTTTCTAATCATGCCTTTCTGTGAGAACATCTCACAAGCCTGCAGAATGGCTTCTTTACTTGCCATATCGCCTTGGCTGTCCTTGACATTGGGTTCCATGACCGTCACATACAATCTGCCTTCATCATCGGATTTGTGCTTGATTGAAGTGCCTTTGAGTTTGAAATTTTGATTGTCGCATTTGATGATAGCACCCTTGCCGTTGGCGGGCTTGAAATCGTCAAAGAGTAATGATATAAGGTCAACATCGATATTTGTGAGTTGAGCCTTTGAAATCGTTTTCTTTCGTTTAAACATATTTTCTCCTTTTTATTTGAATATTTTAGTTTCTATGCTTTCTATGACCTCAGCGATATTCCCGAAATCGAAATCTGTAATCTTTACATTCCATCTAAATTCGTTGTTAAATTCTCTTGCTAAAATGGTCGCAACTCTCTCCTGCAGAGGCTTGATAACCATATTATAAAAAACGGTCATATCGGAGTTATTATCTCCACCCAACTTGCCCGGTGTCTCTTGGCTCACAAGCCTGTGAGGGACTCTGTGGTAGACGATAATGCCTTCTCGCAAATCTCTCTTTAGTTCGCCGAAGTTATTATCACAAATACGCATTGGTTCAAGGCGGACTTTGCTGTTTGGGTCGGCAGTTTCAATAAAGATACTGCCGTGAGAGTTCTTGAGACCTTTGGCTTGCGATAGAATATCAAAGAATTGTTTGTAAGGATCGATAGCTCTTTCCTTGCCGTTCTCATCAATTTCGGTATGCTTTTCACCAAGCGAACCACCCTCAATAATAATGAAATAATCAATGAGCAAGCCATTCTTGAAACGATTGAAATCGTATTGTTTAATGTCATTGAGAGTTTCGATATTAAGGATAATCGGCTTGCAGGCAAGTCCCCATGCGTTGCTGAGGCTATTTCTCTGCAAGATGTGAATTATGTCGTTTCCTGAAAAGAAGGTCTTTAGTCCAGATTTCACTTGCAAGTAGTCAGGTTTGAGAAATCCATGCTCATCATAATTTTCTACAATCTGCACTTCGCTTGGAATGAGACGATTGAGTCCAACCCATTCGCCTTTGAGATTTCTCATTTTGAGCAAGAAACCATTACCACAAGCAATGTAATAATGCACAAAGTCTGACAGAATAGAAATCAAATCCTCTGAAACAGGAAGTTGGATACTCTCAAAGTAAGAGCGGACATTTTTATTTTTACACTCGAATTTCACAAAACAGGACTCGGAAATGGCATCCACACAAGCATAATGATATTCATCTAAATCAAGCAAATTTATCATCTTTTCCATAGAGATTGGAGGTGCTATGATTTTCAAATTATCTTTCTGCTTCTTGAGATGCCTATTTCCGACCCATTTCAGCTTTGAGAGATTAACTGGTTCAGGGTTGTAGCCTGAAATCAGTTTTTCAACGTGTTGGGTTTTCTCTGTGAGGTTGTAAACCCTCATACCACAACCTCAAAGCGTGCTATTCTGACATTGTTACTGGAAAGCAAACTATCATAAAACTCTACTTTGTAGACTTCTGTGAAATATAAATCTTGCAAGCTATAATCAATCATTTCAATAAGAGTTATGAGTTTTTCATCTGCTTTCTCATCCTGGTCAACGATGAGGTGAATCTCAAACTTATAAGCTTGCCTTGCATAACCTGTCATCAGTTTGATTTCACCAAGCCTTTCTGATAATGATATTATACCAGAAGGTAGGACATCAGGAATTTGAGCTTTGCTGGTGTGAACTTCGGAGAGTCCACAAGTTAGCATGAGCCAAATCAGTTTTTCTTGAGCGTCTTTAAATGTCATAATTTTCTCCTTTTTTATTTTTTTTAAAGGGACTGGGGCTTGCTGATGTGATATACAAACAAGCAGAGGCCCCGATATTTATCTGTTGTCCCATTTATATTACTCCTTTTTTTATATCTTTTTAAGTTGGTCTTCTATCCAACTCATCTCTTCTTCCAAAACTTCCCTGAAGACATGCCGCTCTTTTATGCCCACTCTTTTGATTTTGGATTGAACTATATAAGCCATTTGAATAGCGGTTAGTCTTTTACCAGACTTGTCTGTCCAGCTAAGTTTTTTACGCTCAACCCAAGCCACAAGCGGTTTAAGAGGCACAAAATGTGGTGGTTTTCCACCGAGAATATATTTAGTGTATTTCTCTCCGCTTGGGGATTTGGCATCTGACCAAATGCGAGCCACTAAAGCGCCTTCTTCTTCTGTGACACTATGTTCAAGTTTATTCAGAAATTCACCAGTATCGTAGATGGGGTATGGTTTGTAATTGCTAATTCTGTGTGCGATTTTGCCTTCTAATGTTTCTGCAATGGCTTCAAGTCTTTGCATTACATCGACTTTGACTTCATTCCATAATTCGTTTAAATCAAGATTATCTTGCATTTTTTGCCCTCCTGTAATATTTGTTGTTTTGCTTGCTCTGTTTCTGCTCTTTGCAGGTCATCCCAGAGCTTGAGTTCGTTGTATCGTTTTTGTCCTTTGGCATTGAGATATGGAAATAGTAGGATATACGCCTTTAATTCAAGTTTGTTCTGCCTTTTCTCTGTCTCATATTGACTGATAAGCTCGGTTCTGCTGTCTGCAAAGCCGGTGCTTTTGATAATGCCACTACCTGAAGTATTGGTATTCAGAAAATCAAGGCATTCAGCATAAACCAAATAAGCGAAGGCATGCTTAAATGAGGTCATGATGACCTCAGTTGCTGTCTCTTTTACTACTCTGGTGTAAATCTTGGGTTGTGTAATATCAATCAAGCGAGCTTCTATTATCGAGAATTTTGTCGATAATATCTCGGTCTTTTTAAGGTCAGTTAGATTACAAATCTGTTTGACCTCGTCTACGCTAATCTTAAAATCCATTTTTTGCCTCCGTATGTGTGCCAATTTATAAAAGCCGCTTTTTTTGTAAAAGACAGAACGGAACACTTCGGAACACTCTACACAGTATTTTACGCATAAATCATGACCGTCCGTGTTCGACAACGCCAGTGAAATGGCGGGAATGGGGTGTGTTGCCCATTGATTCCGATGGGTATATTTTCGCTGTTATATTCGATTTGTTCATCTTTTATAAAAGGAGCCAGTTTTTTGAGCCTTGCTTTGGCTTCTTCAGCGTTCTTAACTTCTGATGTATCAAACATTTCGTTCATACAATCAAGGGCTGGCCCAAGTGGAAATATTTTTCCATCAAGAGCCCGGCAGATATCACTTGTCCTCTCATCCATCACCGCTACAATCTGGTAATGAGTCGCACCACATTTTTGGTAATTTGTCAGCCGTGCAAACTCCCTAACTCTCAGAGAAGTATGCTCTGCCAGACCTTCAAAATAGGACTCTCCGCTTTTGATGAGACCTGAAAAATGTGTTTTGAGTTCGTTTGAGAGTTCCGTTTTACTCCATTTATTTTCGATGGATTGAGTAAGGATTTCAGAGAGCTTGTCAGACACCTTTCCGCTGTAATGTTCTTTGAGCCAAAAGACTTGTTGTTTCTTTATCATCTCGATATTCTTGTAGTCTGTGGGTGTGAAGCTAAATTTGATATTTTTGAACTGCGACTCTTGTGTTGATAATCTGTATGTTATCTCTGAAAAAGTCTTTACCTTCTCATCGAGCTTGTGAGCGAAGTCCTCACCAAGTTGCTGACGAATTACAATCTCTAAGTCCTTTAAAAAATTTTCGTCTTTCTGCTGGTGCTTGGGTAAATCAAAGAGAGTTTTAATTGCTGTCTTGTATGCTGTTTTGACTTCATTATCCCAAGTGTTTATGAGGACTGAATAGTATTCATCGAGCAGTTTATCGAAGTATTTTTCAATCGGGGAACGACCTTCGTTGTTAGACATAATAACCACTCCTAATTCTGACAATATTTCGTTTGTTGTATCCATGAAAGCGTTCCATACAGCCTGCCAAAGCGTCTGGGGCATCGATGTAACCTGTCGGATACGAAGTAAATTGACCGATGACAATGGGCATATCCTGTCCGTCTGGGAAAACTATCTTACCCGATTCGATGATAGGTTCGAGGGCTTCAATGCGGAGGTTTTTATTTTCTTTATTATTGATTTGTTTGAAAAAATGACTAATGGTTTGATAACCTGCTTGGATGCACCAGTTGTCGAAGTCTGTCATGAGCCGTTGCTGACCGAAATTAGCTTCATACGAAAACCTGACACGCACACCAAACCTGCTTTTTAGCTCTGTGAAAGTATTATACAAATACTCAAACATTTTGGAGTTCTCACATTGCCTACACCAAGCCTTGATGACAAAATACTGATAACCATTAAAACCAACCGCAAAGATAGATTTATAACAGCCCTTCTGTCCCCATGCAGGGTCGATGTAAAGCCACACCTCTCTAAAATCTTTGTCAGGTGGTATCTTGCCACCGATAAACCAGCTTGCCTTGAAAATGAGACCGTCTATCAATGACTTGCCCATCATCTCTCGTTGATAACCAACCATACCAAGTTCCTTTTTCAATGCAGGCAGATTATCTGTCGGATACTGCTCTTCCCAGAGGCTCTTGTTGTTCTTTTCAAGAGGGATTTGGATGAGCCTTTTTTCCTCACCATAAAGGCATAAGACATCCTCATTTAGAGAGATGTTTTCAGATTTGATTTCCTCAATGATTTGTTTCTTGAACTGGCAGATAGCAAAGTTTGGATGTGTCAAGTTCCCAAGCCATAATACTCTGCCTTTGGAAAGCGGGTCAAGCGAGCCTCTGATTTCTTGAATTATCTTATCCATTTTACGCTTGCCGATATTTAGGTTTCCGACATTAGTTTCTTCGTCGATGTCGTCCAAAATGATGAGACCGGGTCGCTTGCCTACTCTGGAATTGATTGTGCCTCTGATGGTCTGCTTGATACTGACAGCTCTGATTTTGGTATTATTAGCAAGGAAAAAGACATTGTCATCGGTGTCTTTGATGTTGAGTATGGGAAAGTCATTGAGCAATCTTTTGTTATTCTCAAACTCATAAACCACAAAATCAACCTTCTCATTGGACTGCTCGATATTAGCTGCTCCGTAAAGAACATACTGCTCTCCTTTGATTATCTTCCAGACAGGATAGATATAGCCGAACATCGCCGATTTTCCCAATCCTCTGAAACCAGTGATAGCAGTTACTCCATTTGACTTCTCAACCACATTGAACATAAACTTATGAACAGAAGCGAACTCCAAATTGACTATATGCGGAAAATAAGTCTTGGCAAAGAAGTTAAAGGCGTTCCATCCGTCAGCTTGACATTTTTTTATTCTCTTGGTTTGTAGTTCAGGTGTGTCATCAGCAAATGGCAGGCACGAAACGATCCTTGTGGCAATGTCATCAATTTTTCTGTGGTCAAGTTTATTAAGGATTTTCATTGGGTAACGACCTTCGTTCTACTGCCTACGAATCAGATATTCAGCTAAGTCCACGAGACACCTTTGAAATGAACTTGCTGTCTCGTTCATATTTTTTTCTAAAAAATAGTCCACTGTATGGTCGAGGAATTTAATAACATTGTCCTTATAAACAAGCGATGGTTTATTCTGCTCTTTGAACTGCTTCAAGAGACTTACCAAGCTCTGCAGGTCTTTATTAGTTGGGTCGCTTGCAAAACTTTTCAACCCTTGATATAATGCACGTTTCAGATTGAGGGTGATTAATCTATCAAGAGATTGAATTTCCGCTTTCTTCTCATGCCAATTTCCTGCCTTAATCCACCTGTAAATTGTTTTGTCGCAGACACCAACCGTTTTAGCACATTCCTCAACGCTGATATCAAGCTCGACATAAAGTTGCTCGCAGATGAGCCTTCGCAATTTTTTATCTTGCGGTTCAGACATAATGCCTCCTTAATTTATTTTGACATTATACAGAATTTTGGGCATTAGTCAAATACAGAACGGAACACTTCCGCACAATCTGGACACTATTTTCAGTAAATTTATTAAAATAAATGTTGACAAATAAAGGCTTTTTAAATTATTTGTCCTATGAAATATCTTGTTTTTTAAAGGAAGGTAAAAAATATGATTATAATTGGTAATAAAATCATGGATTCCATAAAAGGAAATGGTGATATAACATCCATTGAAATAGAAACTTCTGCCTTTGATAAAATCACCAACAAATCACAAGGTGATGTAAGGTATCACAAAAGCGACGTTTGTCGTGCAGTTTTAACTATCGATTCAAATCTCACAGAATATTTTAAGGTATTTACCAAAGCAGATGAATTGGTTTTCAAACAAGAACCAAATCTTAACTACTCTCCAACAGAATGCCTGTTAGATGTATATGCTCCTACAATCTGTATGTATCATCTGAAAGGTTCTGGAGATTTTGAGACAAGCGACTCTATCGACACAAATGACTTTGATTTGGTGATAGATGGCTCTGGAGACAGTG